TCTCGACTTGTTGCTTTGACAATGATTGCTTTTATATCTGTGCCATCACAATTAATTGTACCATCAAAGATAATATCTTTTTTTTCTTTTGGTTGGAATAAACTAACCCGATTTGTGTTATCATATTCCATTAGAAGATACCTCCTGATTGATCGTTAACACCTGAGTAATCTTTCCCACCCTTACTTGTTTTAGTTTCGGTTTCATTACCGCTTGCTAAATTGCCGTCATCATCTGTGCCTAATCCATATATAGATTGCAAAGCGTAACGTTTTGCGTATGTTATTCCGCTACCCATTGACTGTGGATTTTTAGCATGTTCGGTGCCTTGTTTATTTACACCATTAGCAATAAGAACCGGGACTAAACTTTGTCTTATATCAGTATCATTAGAATGATATACTGTTGTCTCAACATATATATCTCTAACCATAGTTTCTGAACCATCTGATTTAAGAAGTTTAACAACGTTATATTTAATAGCTTGTGAGAAAGATAAACCAAATTCAGCGCCATGATTAACGGCATTGATTACATCTTCAAGCTTTGCATATTTAGAATTGTTAAAGAATGGATTAGTGCCATCACGTGTAGCAGTAATATTTAGATTTTGAAATGCACACAAAGCTTCTTTTAAAGATTTACATTCAACATCTTTTTTTGTATTCTGTTTGCTCATATGATTTCCTATCGTATGAACGGGGTTAGTTTCGTTGTGGGGATTAACCCCATTTTTATTTTGACTAGGCATATGTCTTCTCCCTTTTCTCTTGTTTAGTTGGTTTTGTTTTAAAGAAGCCGTCATGTTGTGGGTTCAATGCCATGAACAAACGTGCATAAAAAGCTATATAATTATTATTAATTTTGTAATCAGAGTTATTAGTTTTGATTGCGTAATCATATCTAATCCTACCAATTACTAACCAATGACTTAAGTGTTTGGCGCCTCGATTTATAGCCACCAATGTATACTTTTCGAACTCGTCATATACATGTGGATTGGCTTTATGAAACTCCCAAAACTCTTGCTTAGTTGCAGTCAATTTGACCTCCTATCTTATGTTAAATCTAACACCTGATTTGGTGCGCTTAATTGATAATGAATTGTTAAACACTTCTCTTTCATTATCTGCGAGCATGCTTTTTAATTCAGCTTTGACTTTGTTGTGATTGTCATGCTCTACCTTTGAAGAAATAAATTTCTCCGCTAGTTCTGTGAAATGATTTTCTTTGCTTGCATCTCTTGCAACCATGTCATCAATAGCAATGCTATCAACTACCTTTAATGATCTATCCGGGATGTTAGCAATAGGTTCTTCTCCCGTTACAACTAACTTCCAAAAGTCTTTTAATATAGGCATCATCCTATGTATTTCTGCCTCGTTTCTACTGATCTTAGAACAAGTCCATTCATTACCTTGAATGACTGAGAAATACATGGCATCTAAATTTCCAATGAACATATATAATTGTAGTTGTGGAGTGTAATATAATACTTGATCTTGAAATGATTTGAATGAATTAACGTGCTTACATTCAACACCTATATTACTTAGATCGCCCGTATCATTTAGTACAACACCATCTAGTGTGCCTCTGAATGACAATCCCTCATAATCTTTTCTAAATTCTACTTGATATGCGCATTGTTTTTCATACTGTTGCTGAAACCAACTAATATTAAACGCTTCTGTTGCAACTCCTAATTGCACTCTGAAAATATCAGACAAGTCTTTTGGTTGTGCCTTGCCCGTTTTCTCCAACCATAACTCATGCCAATTACCTTGCATGATTTTGACTGCATCTGAACCACCAATATAACCCATTCTCCAATGCTTTGTTGCACCATTAGAATTGATATAATTTTCGCCTATTATTTTTTTAGCTACTGCCATATTTATCTCCTATCGTTTATTTATACTGCACTTTTGCAAAAGAAAAGTCAATTAAATTTGTACGTTTTATGCTATTTTGCATCATTTCGTACAACATTTTACGCTTTTTAAAATGATACTCGCCTGCCATTCTGTATTCAGCTAAACTTGGAAACCATGTTTTAGTTTTTGCAATGTGATCTACTGCATATAAAAATATATCTGCAGGATAGTCACTAAGTCCATCTGCGATTGCTCTTATTCTTAAGGCTACATCTGCAGGTGTTTCTTGTGATGGTTTAACCATAACCAAAGTACATTTATGTAATGCTTGATGCATTTGATCTAATGGTAATGGAACCATAGCTAACGTAATTATTCTATTAGCTTCTTCAATCTTATCTTCAGTATTCTCTCCAACTAAATTATAAGAATGAATTGAATAATCTCTATTAAGTTTTTCCTCGTAAGAGATTATTGAGTTTAGCGTGGTAAGAATTTTGTTCGTTATATCTTTTGGCGTTTGAGTTGTTAATCTTTCTAGCGCCTTGGATCGTTGACCATTGTTTAGGTTTACTAATTGCATGTTTTTGTTCCTCTACATTTAATGGTATATGATTGGTAGGTTCGGGTGTCTCTCTGACTCCATGGGAGTTGCTCTCTGACACTGCGGTGGTGTCTCTCTGACACTCCCGATAATCTTTTATCTTATAGATATTAACTTTGTTTGAACGTTGTTTCCTATCAATGAATTTATTCTTGCATAAGTAATCTATTTTTCTAATAACTGTACTCTTTGATAGGTTTGTTTCTTTGGCTATTGTATCTAATGATGGATAGCAAATTAATTTTTCTTTATCTGCATGATGATTAAGAACAAGTAAAACTAATTTCGCTATTCCATCTTTGACATCTGCATTAATAATACCTTGGATATTTTTAAAGCACATTATCATTTTTCATTTCTTTTACGTTCCGGTAAATCTTCCGGGATTAATGTATGACTATAACTATAACTATAACCTTTTTCATAAGTTTGCTCTACAAGATTACAATGGATTTGTTTTAATCTATATCGTTTATTAAATTGATTACTATTGTAACCATAATTTAAATATTGTTTGTAGAGATTAAACATCATAGCTTTAGCTTGAATATAACCTAAGTCTCCTTTGAAAAGATTATTATTTTTATCTATTGGAAACATGTTTATCATTGGATAAGTGAATTGATTTGTATAACTTTTATCTTCACTTTCATAGCATTGAATTGCCCAAGCATTAACTTCCATTAGCTAACCTCCTTATAATCTTGTGATCTTTCCAATGTTATTTCATCTTGAAATTCTGCAAGTAATTGTTCTGCATAACCTTTGAATGATATACCAAACTTATCAATTACTTTTCTTATTACCTGCTCATTTGTATAATCTTGGAGTTGTTCTCCAATAAATAATTCAACATCAATTAATTTACTGTTTTGATAATGTGTCATTTAACTAACTCCGTAATGTTCTAACATTGATACTTCCCAATTCTCCGCCCAATATTTATTGACTGCATTTTTTAAAAATTCCTTATCAATATCCGGGCGTAATGTATGCACTAAATCTGCTATTGACTGGGCGTTATGTGGTTCCGGACATTCCCGGGCAATTACCCGGGCAACTAAATCCGTAATGGAACAAGTAACTTTTTGCATTATGCTACCTCCTGCATTTGATTTGTATAATATAGAAGATAATCCGCTGATTTCTGCGCCAAACTAAAAGCTTTCATCATAGCTTTTTTATCTGTTTGTAATATTTCCAACCATGAATTTAAATACTTTGCATTATCTATTGATGGTTGATTGTTTACTTTTAATATTGCAGATAAAAAACTTGCGCTTGTTTCTGCTACTAATTCCTCAAAAGCATATGCTTTGCTTCCAAATCTATTAACAAGCTTTCTATCCAATCTTTTTTCATGACCTGACCAATGGCTTAACTCATGTAATAATGTAGAGTAATAGCTTTCTTCTGCGCTTGTTGTATCTGTACCATTAAAATCTTGTTTGTCAGGCATTTGTATAAAATCAAACTTTGGAGAATAAAAAGCTTTACCTCCTCCATGTTTTATAACTGCTTGTGAATTGTTTACTAATGTTTCTGCTTTTATATGGTTGAATGGTGCAGGCTTTATATATTTATCAGCACTCATATAACCATCTATTTGTTCAGCATTAAAGATGCTAAAACCTTTTATCATAGGAATAAACTTGTCTTTGTTTGTATCCTTGTCTTCAATCTTCAGCTTATCAAAATAAACTATGTCTGTTCCTTTACTACCTTTTTTTACTTGATAGCCTGCTTCTTTCCATTGTTTATATGTTCCCCATTCATTAGAAGAAAAACCTTTTGCATACGCAGAAATTGCAGTACAAAATATATTTGTACCTTGATATAATTTATTACTGAATTTATTCTTATGACCGCTAATAGCTGAAGATTGCCATGGCTTTATCCAATTGGTTCCATGCTCCTGCATTAATTCAATAACTTGATTTGTTAAGATTTGATAACGGTCTTTTGGTTGTTTGTTTTTCATAACTTTGTTTTCCTATCGTAGTTAATATTTAAAGTTGTGGTAGTGAAACAATCACTATATTTATTATGCACTATTGCAGTAACAATGCAAACTTTATTTTATCTTTTTGTGCATTTTTTTATATAATTTTGTTGTTTCTTGTTTGTTCAGCTTGTCAAAATTTCATGCTCTTTTTTGATATTTGCCGGGGTAAAAATGAAAGTCGCTTTTGAACTATTGGGGGTTCAACGCTCCTAACATTTTTAGGTAACTTGGAAAGCAAGTCTAGGATGACTTGCTTTACTTTGTGGGTGGTGCCACGCCATAGCTTAGTCACGTTATAACTGACCATTTGTGCGTTGACAGTCTCCATATTTCGGGCGAGAAAAGGGGGGAAAGAAAGGGGGGTTTATGCTACCTCAGGAAAGAAAGATAACCAAGAAACAAATGCTCCTTGTTGATACACTCGTAGCAAATGGGTGTACGATAAAAGAAGCGAGCCAATGCGCAGGATATGCAGATGGTGAGAGTGGCAGAGTTACAGCGAGCAAGGCTTTGAGACTACCTCACGTTCAACAGTATATGATGACTCGCATAAGCGAGACTGTAGGATTGAACGCTACGACCGCACTAGCAACGGTTATGAAGCTTGCAAGTGGCGCCAGATCAGAGTACGTGCAACTAGAGGCGAGCAAAGACATACTAGACCGGGCAGGCTTCAAGGCGCCAGACAAGCACATGCATCTACACTCCGGCGATCTACGCGTGCAAATTGACTTAAGTTAGTACGGGGGGTAAAAACCGGGCAATGGTATAGTTGCCAATCTCCCATACAGACATAATTCTGCCACAAGGTTTATGCATAATTGCAGTGTCTATAAAAGGAGAGAGATATGGCTAAGTCTGGTATTGAGTGGATTGATTATGTATTTGATTGGTGTGTTATATTATTGATTGATATAGCGAGGGTATTAGGGATAACGTATGAGGAGATTAATGTATGGTTATTCTGCATTATTCTACCAATAGTTTTATTTATTTTATTTTTTGAGGTTATAAGGCTTCGACTTATCATTTGTGCGTTGAGGTAATTTTCAAAGCGTAACATATTCTGTTTATGTTAAAGGAATATCAAAAAGTATATTTAAATGCTGTCTTTAATAGTTTTGCACCTGAGTATGCTGATAGGGATAGTTTTGGGGATGATGATATATCTCCTGAGACAAAGGGTTTCTTAAGGGGTGTATTAGATCATTATTATAAGGATGATGAGACTACAGCACAGCGATTAAGAGAGAACGCTGACAATCCTGAGATTTCACAAGCTTTAAGAAATAGTTCTGTAAACTATTCAATGATAAATAAATTATATAACCTTGAGAGTTATTTTAAGAATGAGCAGTATGATGGACCTGCGACTGATGTAAAGATGATCTTAGGCACGTTTAAGGTTAATCGCATTGAGGGTGGTGGTTATCGTGTTACTGATGTTTATGACTTTGCAAACAATGAGAATTTTTTTAAGGAAAGTATGCCTGCTATTGCCGGGTTCTTAGATAACCTTGGTATTGAAACTGATAACAATTTATTTGAGGTTATTGGTGGAGGAGTGCAGTCATTTAAGGAAGATAGTTCATATCCACTTGCTAGATCGATAGCTGAGTATTTAATGCCTGAGGGCAGTGATAATAGTATGTTAGTTGACTTTACTGTTCCTGCTGAAGATGTGGTTGAGGATTTGGTATTGCCTGAGCCAAGACCTGATATTGAATTAGCTAATGCAGATGATTATAAATTTCCTAACTTACCTTTTACAGAAGAACGAAAGGGAATGTTTGATGAGTTTATGAATTTTATATTCCCTCCTGCTCAAGCCTCTACTCTTGAAGAACCAAGTGTACTAACACAAGAAGTTGTTGAAGAAGCCAAGCCTATGTCTTTTGGAGATACTTTTAAACAAGCAAGAGCAGATGGATTAGATACTTTTTCTTTTAAGGGTAAAGAGTATACGACAGAGGTGGCGCAATGAGTACTCCTGCTTGGACACGCAAAGAGGGTAAAAATCCTGGTGGTGGCTTAAATCAAAAAGGAAGAGACTCTTATAAAGGTGGAACATTAAAGGCTCCGGTTAAGAGTGGAGACAATCCAAGGCGTGCATCTTTCTTAGCAAGGATGGCAGGCAACAAAGGTCCTGATAGAGATTCCAAAGGAAAGCCAACAAGAAAGTTATTATCACTTCGAGCATGGGGTGCATCTAGTTCTGCTGATGCAAAAGCAAAGGCAAGGGCAATATCTAAACGTAACAAAAATAAGAAAGGAAAAGCATAATGCCAATGGGTAAAGGAACATATGGAACAACTAAAGGCAGACCACCTGCAAAGAAAAAAAGCATGTTAACTGCAAAGCAAAAGACATTACCTGCATCTTTACAGAAAAAAATTATTAAGAAGAAAAAGTAAATGGCAGTCAATGAAGCAGGTAACTATACCAAACCTACTATGAGAAAAGCTATCTTTCGTAGAATAAAGGCTAGTGGTAAAGGTGGCAGACCGGGACAATGGTCTGCCCGAAAAGCACAGATGCTTGCCAAACAATATAAAGCCAAGGGTGGAGGTTATACTTCCTAATGGCTTTATCTAAATCACAGAGATCATTACGTGCGTGGACAAAACAAAAATGGAGAACCAAATCAGGTAAGCCTAGTACACAAGGGAGTAAAGCAACTGGCGAACGTTACTTACCTGAGAAAGCAATTAAGGCTCTTAGTTCCAGTGAGTACGCCAAGACTACTGCTCTTAAACGCAGAGCGATTAGAAAAGGTAAACAAGTATCTAAACAACCCAAAAAGATTGCAAGCAAAACGAGAAGCTTTCGCTCTTACACATAGGATAAGGAATGATTAATTTTTATTTTAAGGTCTTCACTGTAACAAATAAAATAAGTAATTATTTTTATAGTAAGTATTGTCGCAGTCTTAAGGGCAAACAAATCAATAACAACACAAGAGTTGTTAAATGAGAATACATAGACTTACAAAAGAAGATAGGGACATACTTCGTATTGTAGTTAAGCAGGTACATTTAAAACATTACCCCGATCAATTTTGTACTAACTATGAAGCAGACAAAATGATTGCCTCTATTTCTCCTAGTATAATCGACAAGTTAACTAAGGTTGGTAGGGATATGGGAATTGATAAACTTTAAATACAAACCTGATGGAGAAGTATGTAAAGCATTTCTTAAAGATGATATTTTTTTTAGGGGATTAAGGGGTCCGGTTGGATCAGGCAAATCAGTTGCTTGTTGTATAGAAGTATTCAGACGATCATTAATGCAGGAGAAATCAGCAGATGGCAAAAGAAAAAGCAGGTGGGCGATTATCAGAAACACAAATCCTCAGCTTCGTACTACCACGATTAAGACTTGGTTGGACTGGTTTCCAGAGGAAACTTGGGGTAGGTTTTCTTGGTCAGTTCCATATACGCACAAAATATCCAAGAGTGATTTGGAGTTGGAGGTTATATTCCTTGCACTCGACAGACCTGAGGATGTAAAAAAGTTATTATCTCTTGAGTTATCAGGCATTTGGATAAACGAAGCACGTGAGATTCCAAAAAGTATTATAGATGCATGCACAATGAGAGTGGGCAGATACCCCTCAATGCGTGATGGAGGTCCAACTTGGACTGGTGTTATTGCTGATACTAACGCTCCCGAAGAAGATCATTGGTGGGCAATCATGGCAGGCGAGGTTCCTATCCCCGATCATATGACTAAAGAAGAAACAAAGATGTTAGTTAAACCTGATAACTGGAACTTCTATACTCAACCCTCTGCTATGTTAGAGGTTAAAAATGAAGATGGGGAAATAGATAAATATAAACCAAATCCATTAGCAGAAAACAAAAAGCATATGATGGAAAATTATTATTCTAATTTATTACAAGGTAAAACTAAATCGTGGATAGATGTTTATGTAATGAATAGATTGGGAACTATTCAAGATGGTAAGCCAGTATATAATATGTTTAGTGCAGACGTTCATGTATCTAAAGAAGAAATCCCAGTAGCAGACGGACTGCCTTTATTTATTGGATTAGATTTTGGATTAACTCCGGCAGGTGTCTTTGCACAAAAGGTTCGTGGTAGATGGCTTGTACTACAAGAGATTGTAGCATTTGATATGGGTATTGTTAGGTTTGCTGAATTGTTAAGACAAGAGATTGCAATACGATACGCTAACTGTGAGATAAATATATTTGGCGATCCTGCAGGAGACTTTAGAGCGCAGACAGATGAAAGCACACCATTCCAAATATTAAGAGGAGCAGGTCTAAAAGCTAGACCAACTCATAGTAATGATGTGTCATTGAGGTTGGAGTCTGTGTCCCAACCCTTACAAAGAATGGTTGATGGTCAATCAGGTGTATTAATT